GGTGGTGAAGGTATAATAGAATATAGACGAGAAGCAGAGAAAGGACAAGATAAGATTACTAGTTTGGGAATATATTCACAGGCAATTACAGATCATGCTTCTGAGAAAACTGCTCAAGCAAATGCTTATGAAGCATCTAGGAATCATTTGAATGAAGTAAAGGATTATAGAAATATTATGCTAACTCAATCTGATTGGACTCAAGGTAGTGATTCTCCATTATCTTCTAGTAAGAAAACTGAGTGGGCAACATATCGTCAGGCATTAAGAGATATTCCAGCAACCATAGCAGCAGATTCTAATTTAACAGCAAAAGCATTAGCAGACAATCACTCACACTCTTCTTGGCCTACAAAACCTTCATAATGAATGATTTGATACAGATTATCAAATTTCTTGATGATAATCAACTTGATGAAATAAACACTTATATTGATACATTAACTTTTGAACCAAGTTTAGTTTTTGCTACAAAAGATGAGAATGGAGACCTTAAGAATGATACTAGTATAAGATCTAGTACTGTAACATTTTTAGATAATAGTGTTGATGAATGTCAAATACTACATTCTTCTATGAATAATGCTTTAAATGAATATAAAAGAATAGTAGAGAAGATTCATCCAAATTTTAGTTATTATCCTGTTCCTGGTGCATATAAAACTTCATCTTGGAGAGAAGGAATACAAATACTAGAATATACTAAAGGGCAGCACTATAGATTTCATCATGATGCAGCAGTTCTTCCTCATCTAAAAGAGTATCATAGACAAATATCTGTAATATTGTATTTGAAAGAATCTGAAATTGGTGGAGGAACTGCGTTTCCTCATACTTTATTTAAACCAAAACCAGGATATGGTTTAATTTTTCCTTCAAATTGGTCATATCCACATTCAGGTGAACCAGTTGAGAAAGGAAAAAAGAGAGTTGCTGTAACTTGGTACTACGTAGAATGCAACTAAATAATCAGAAAGTATATCTATAGATGGCAATAAATTTTCCAGATTCTCCTTCCAATGGTGACACCTATTCTTTAGGTGGTAGAGTATGGCAGTGGAATGGATATGCTTGGAGAAGAATACCAGATCCAGGTGCTAAAGGTCAGAAAGGACAAGCAGCAGATAAAGGAGAAAAGGGGCAGAAAGGATTAGGTGATAAAGGACAAAAAGGAGAACCTAGTACTGTAAAAGGTCAAAAAGGTGAGGTAGGTAATAAAGGTGAGTCTATAAAAGGACAAAAAGGAGAACAAAATGATAAAGGAGAGAAAGGACAAGCAGGTGTTTTTGGTGGAGTAACTTTTGAATATAAGTTTAATAATTCAACAACTGATGCAGATCCTGGTGCAGGTAAATTAGCACTTAATGCTGGATCAGTATCTGGTTCAACAAGAATTTTTATTGATGATGTTGATGGTGGTGGTACAAATACAAACATTGAATCATATTTAAGAACGATTGATGATTCAACATCAACAATTAAAGGGCATGTAAGAATAACCAATAAAGGAGATTCTGATAAATTTGCAATGTTCTCCATTACTGGAGCAAGTGTAGAAGCAACTGGGTATCATAAGGTAGTAGTAACTCATATAAGTGGAGATTGTGCTGGTGCTGGAATATTTTCAAATAATGAAGATATAATAATAACTTTTGCTAGAACTGGTGACATTGGAGATAAAGGAAATGAAGGAGATAAGGGGCAGAAAGGTGACTCTATTAAGGGACAGAAAGGGCAAGATGGAGAAGTAGCAGAAAAGGGACAAAAAGGGCAAGATGGTAATAAAGGTCAAAAAGGTGACTCTATAAAAGGTCAGAAAGGAGAAGTAGAAAAGGGACAAAAAGGAGAACAAAATGATAAAGGACAAAAAGGTGAAGTAGGTGATAAAGGACAGAAAGGGCAAGGTGATAAAGGTCAAAAAGGAGCATTAAATGATAAAGGACAAAAAGGTGAACCAAATTTAGATAAAGGTGATAAAGGTCAGAAAGGTGAGGATGGTGATAAAGGTCAAAAGGGAGAAGATAATTCAACCAAGGGTCAAAAGGGGCAAGATGGAGAAGTAGCAGAAAAAGGACAAAAAGGAGAAGAAGGTAACAAAGGTGAGATTGGTGAAGGTGATAAAGGACAAAAAGGAGAAGCAGAAAAAGGACAAAAAGGAGAAGCAGAAAAAGGTCAAAAGGGGCAACAAGGACAAAAAGGTGAAGCAAATGATAAAGGACAAAAAGGTGAAGTGGAAAAAGGTCAAAAAGGTGAAGCGGAAAAAGGACAAAAAGGTGAATCTGTTAAAGGACAAAAAGGTGAATCTGTTAAAGGACAAAAAGGAGAAGATAATTCCACTAAAGGACAAAAAGGGGAAGCAGAAAAGGGACAGAAAGGGCAAAAAGGTATTAAAGGGCAGAAAGGCGAATCTATTAAGGGGCAGAAAGGAGAACTTGGACTTAAAGGTTTAAAAGGACAAAAAGGAGAAGTAAATGATAAAGGACAAAAAGGTGCAGCAAGTGTTGCTTCTGTAGTTTATGATCCAACCTGTAATAATTGGAGTCCTTCACCAATTACTGTAAGTGGTAATACCATTACTATTTCTGATGAAAGTAATGCTTATGGTGCTAAGTGGGTACAAACGACTGCACCAACTACTGGAGTTTGTAATGGTGATATTTGGTATGATACTTCATCAACTCAGCAGTCATCTTTCGCATCAATTAGCGAAACAGTATTTAATTATACTACTAATGGTGCTACACAAACTTGGACTAAACCTTCCAATGGAACTATGGCACATATTTGGATCTGGGGTGGTGGAGGATGTGGAAGCTTCCAAAATAATGGAGCAGGTGGAGGTGGTGGTGGAGCTGCTTGTTGTTATCAATTAATTAAATTAAGCGATTTACCTTCTAGTGTTTCGATTGTAATAGGTAAAGGTGGATCATCTCACCTTGGAGGAGAAATAGGAGAATCAGGACAAAATTCTACATTTGCTACTACTAGTGATTCTTACTATATGATGGCTGGTGGTGGATTTGGAGGTAGTTCAGGTTCTGGTGGAGATGGAGGTGTACCTTATCACTCATATACCTCAACGGGTATGTCTGAAACATCTGCATATACTGGAGGACACGGTGGATTGGGTGGTTATACTGGTCAGCCCCAGATTTTTGGTGCTGGTGGTGGTGGCGGCGGCATGGGAGGAGGTGCTTCTTATAGTTCAATGGGTGGTAACGGTGGTGCAAATAGAACTGCAGGATCTGTTCCAGGTGGTGGAGGAGGTAGTCGTAACTCAGGATCTACTGGTTCTGTTGGTACTGGTGCACACGGTCAATGTAAAATTATTGTAATTTAAAAGTTATGGCAATCTCAACTACAACAACATTTTCTTGGAATGTTACTAATTTAATGCATTATCCTGCAAATGGATTAATTATTCTGGCACAAGGATCATTAACTGGTATTGCTACTGGTCCTGGTGGGGTGGTTTATAAGGAAACAAAAGATTATAGTGTTGGATTCTCTACAGATGGAATAAGTCCTGATATAAATTATAATGGAGTGACTGAAACTAAAGTTCTTGAGTGGGTTAAAGAGAAGATTGGAATCTCTACAATAACTCAATATGAAAATGAACTTAAAGGTAAAATTGATACTCGTGAAAATCAGGGTCTAGATTCAAGTGATTTACCTTGGACTTAATAAATAACTAAAAATATTATTAATGGCAGTTTACGTTCGACAAAGTAATAGTTGGGTTCCAGTAAGTGGTTCTGCTGGAGCGAAGGGCCAAAAAGGTGAAAAGGGTCAGAAAGGATCCAAAGGAGAGAAGGGTCAAAAAGGATTTGGTGATAAAGGACAAAAAGGAGCAGATAATTCTACTAAAGGACAAAAAGGAGAAGCACAAAAAGGTCAAAAAGGAGAGCAAGGAACCCAAGGACCACAAGGAGAGCAGGGTAATCAAGGAAACCAAGGAAACCAAGGTAATAAGGGACAACAAGGACCGCAAGGTAATCAAGGACCTCAAGGAAATCAAGGTAATCAAGGACCACAAGGAAATCAAGGAAACCAAGGTAATAAGGGGGCACAAGGACCACAAGGTAATCAAGGTAATCAAGGTAATAAAGGATCTCAAGGAAACCAAGGAAACCAAGGTAATAAGGGGGCACAAGGACCACAAGGAAATCAAGGACCACAAGGTAATCAAGGAAATCAAGGAAACCAAGGTAATAAAGGGGCACAAGGACCACAAGGTAATCAAGGTAATAAAGGGTCACAAGGAAACCAAGGAAACCAAGGTAATAAAGGGGCACAAGGACCACAAGGTAATCAAGGACCACAAGGTAATCAAGGAAACCAAGGTAATCAAGGAAATCAAGGAAATCCAGGAAACCCAGGAGGTCCAGGACCAACTGGTCCTAGTTATTTGAATGCCTTTGCAAGTATAACAGGACTAGCTCCCCCTTCACTTAATAATGGGCAGAATACTGGTACTTTACAAAATAATTATAGAGTAAGTAGTATTACTGGAAATATGGCTGGTAATGATGCAAATGATGCTTATGATGGTGGTATGACTGTAAACTTGTCAACAGGAACTGGCAGTTCAAATTATACTGTTGTTGCTAGTGGTAAATATGAAGTTGGTGGATATAATTATAGTACTCATGTTAATTCTTTACCAGATAGTAGAGTTATAGTTCTAGTTCATGCATATAATAAAAGTAGTGGATCCTTTAAATTAAAAGGTTTTGGATTTGGTGTGACAGGCAATTCGGGGTCTCGTACTCACTATTCAGATATTAATTTCACAGTATTTGATACTTAATTAACATTATAAAAGGTTATTAAAATGGCAGAAGCAACTCAAATTATTATTGCTGAAAATTGGGAATTTATGAAAGTAGTTTCAGTTCCTGAAAGTGAACGTACTGCAGGTATAGGAACTACAGCAATACTTTCAGTATGTCCTTTACCTCTTTTTGTAAATCCTAGTATGGATTGTGGATTAACAACAGCACAGATTGCTGCAAAGGATATTCCTGCAGGAGTTAAGTATGAAATAATAGATAAGGATAAGTATGATGAATATCTAAATGTTGGAATTGGTTCAACAGCATTATTATTAACAGGTGCAATTACATCATATGATTTTGATACTAAACAATGTACATATGATTTAGCTAGAGCTAAAAAAATAGCACATCGAAAAAGACGCAATAGAAGATATAATCAATTTGCACCTCATGATAATGTTATAGCAAAAGCAATACCAGGTACAGCGACAGATGCAGCAGAGGCATCTCGTGTTGGAATACGTGCAACATATAATACAATGCAAACTGAAATAGATGCTTGCTCGACAGTTGATGAAATACATGCTATACTACAAAAATATCCAAGACAAGATGTTCCACCAGAAGCAGTACCGTCTGGTTATGATACCACAGAAGTAGGTTTTAACATTCCTTTATAATTTTTTTTATTATGAAAAGTGAAATAATTAAATATGATGATGATAGTGAAGTGATCATCATTGATGATGTTGTTAATGTAAATAAACGTATTAATATTTACTTTGATTGTTGTATGTTGTCATACAGAATTAGTAATAGTAGTGTTAATGACGCTCAAGGTATTGCAGATAAAAGATTGAGGAGTGATTTGGATCATGAACATCCTATTATAGAAAATCTTTTAGAAGAAGGTTCTGGTTCTCTTAATGTAATACGAAAATATATTTCTTCAGAATCTTATGGTTTTGATAGAGGATATGTCAATTTGGGAATACACAGTGATGTAAATCATATGCATGTAGATGGTAAATATTATCCTTGTAAAACTTTACTATATTATGCCAATCAACATTGGGAAAATGATTGGGGTGGACATACTGTTTTTTATGATAAGGATGGAAATATTAAAACAACTGTAGAAGTTAAACCTGGTAGAATTGTTATTTTTGATGGTAATATACCACATACAGTAATGCCTATGAATCCAAGATGTTCTCCATCATTTAGATTTACTGTTGCTTTGAAATTTGAATCACTTGAATTAAAAAAATTTAATAATAATATTCCAAGTGGTCAGAGTGGTCCAATTGCTGCAAGATAATGAGTGAAAAAAAGTTTGCTTCAGCATTTGGTTATAATATTATAGATGGATATATTCTTACTCGATTGGGTATAAGTGATTATCAATCTACATTTTTTGACTTAGATCCTGTATATGGAGATTGGACTCTTAATGGAAAAGAGTATTATTTAAATTTAAATGATTTATTACCAGTATTAAATGATAAAAGTGGATTTCATCGTGTTGAATTGAATGATATTGCTTGGAAAGGTTTTGATTTAGATATGAATCTTCGTGCAGATAATTGTATTTGTTGTAATGGAAATAGATTTAGAGAATGTATTCCTACAATGCCTGGAATATTATTGGAAGGTGTTGAAAATCCTGGAGGAAGAAAGTACAGATGTCTTGAGGGTAAGCATAGGATTGAAGCACTTTTATCTTATGAACAAACTATTGGAACTTTTTATATTTTAAATATGGATCATATTGAATATTATTTGAAAGAATATGAAACAAGGTAATCCAGGTAATCAAGGTAATCGAGCATTAGTAAAAGATTCTTATTCGGATATGAGGACTAATTTACTAGTTGTTGATGGTTTTTATAATAATGTTGATGGTGTGAGGAAATTTGCTTTATCACAAGAATTTGATGTTATAGGAAATTATCCAGGAAAAAGAACTAAAGCTTTTAATAATGCTAGTACACAAGATAAAATACAAAGTTTTCTTTATCCACATGCAGGAGAAATAATTGATTGGATGGAAAATGAAGACCAATACTGTGGATCTTTTCAAATGTCTTATGCTACTGATAGAAGTTGGATTCATACTGATGATCATAATAATTGGGCAGGAGTTTTATATTTGACTCCAAATGCTCCAATAACTGGTGGGACTGGATTTTATAGATCAAAAATAAATGGATCACTTTATGGGAATAATGATGATCCTGCTGGTGATTACGCACAGGATAAAACTCAGTGGGATTTGATTGGTGAAGTTCATAATATATACAATAGACTTGTTTTATTTCGTGCTGATCAATGGCATACTTCAATGGAATATTTTGGTAATAATAATAAAAATGGTCGACTTACACAAGTATTTTTCTTTAGTACTGAATATTGATATGATTGACAAAAAAATAAATGTGTGCTATGCTGCTATAGCAAATATATTAAATGTACAATGGAAGATGAATTTTTAGAAAGTGTTGTCATAGATGTATGTGCTAAAACTTTTTTATTAGAAAGTGATTGTGGAGATAAAAAAAGAGTTATTTGTGATACTACTAAACAGTTTATGGATGTTTTGGCAGTAGTAACTGATCAAGCAGATCCAGAAATAATCAAATACGCAGATTTATCGGTAAATGACTGAACACATTATTAAAACATATGTTATTAGTTTAGATTCTAGACAAGATAGAAAAGATTTATTTGAAGAAACTAATAATGGTAAATTAAGTACATATGAATTTGTAACTGGAGTTGATGGTAGAAAAACTAATTATAGTTCCTTGAAGAAATTGGGATATGATACCCAATATGATTGGATTGATCCTATTTTAAATACAACCTTATCTAAAGGTGAAATTGGATGTTTTTTATCTCATTATAACTTATGGAAGCAATGTATTAAGGAAAATACTCCATTTTTTATAATGGAAGATGATGCAATATTAAAGAATAGATTGCCATATAATGAAATACAGGATTTAATAAATCAGGGATATAATTTTATCTATCTTGGATGGAAAGAGATGGATGAAGATGGATCTATACCAATTAATGATAAATTTGTTATTCCAAAATATCCATATTGGGGTTTATCATACTTAATAACTCCACAAGCTGCAGATATATTAGTTAATAAAATTATTGAAAAGCATATAATTCCTGTGGATGAATATCTTCCATTAAAAATGAAGGCATTAAATCCTATTGCTTATAAAGAAAATATTGTTATTCCTTGGGACAGAAATAAAGGTGGCAGTGATATTCATCCAACAGAGAGATATGATTACTATGTTGATTTTGATGTTCATTCGATTACTGTAGGAAGTGATTCTAATAAATGTGATAGGTTATTTAAATCTGGGTCTTCTAATGGATTTAATTTTATTAATTTGGGTAAAGATGTAGAATGGACTGGTGGGACTATGGAAGGTCCTGGTGGTGGACAAAAAGTAACTCTTCTTAAAAAGCATTTAGAAAAATTACCTGATAGGGATGTTGTAATTTTTTGTGATGGATATGATGTTTTTGTTGCAGATCATATAGATGAAGTTGTATGTAGATACCTTGCAATGAGTCATAAAGTAGTTTTTGCTGCTGAAAGATATTGTTGGCCAGATCAAGATTTATCAGAAAAACTAATTCAACGTAATAGAGAATTAAATTCTTATGATACACCATATGAATATTTAAATAGTGGGTTGTTTATTGGTAAAGTATCTGAATTAAAGAAAATTTTAAATAAAGGTTATATTAAAAATGCTGATGATGATCAGTTATTTTATCAAAAACAATATATTTCTGGTGACTATGATATTATTTTAGATCAGGAATCATATATCTTCCAATGTCATGAACCAAAAGTATATAAAGAGAAAGGTCAATTATATAATCCATTAACAAGATGCTTTAATTGCATATATCATGGTAATGGTGGAGAGGAAGAGAAAAAGATTTTTAATAATTTGTATGATGTTTTCTACAATCAAGCAGCACCAATAGTTTATATCCCAACTTGTAATAAGTATGAAATTATTAATAATGATATGCTTCTTATTGATTATTTGACTCCATATATGTGTGATAGTTTAATTGAAATTTCTGATAAGAATGGTCAATGGGATAGTTTAGAATATGATAAATTTCCTGCAAAAGAAATTAGATTAAAGGCATTGGGACTATGGGATGAAATGGAGAAGTATTGGAAAGAATCCATATATCCTATTGTTGAAGAATTTTGGTGGCCATCTATAATGTATGGCATAAGAGATGCTTTTGTTATGAGATATTCTTTGGATACTCAAACTAATTTAAATTTACATTGTGATGCTTCTCTTGTAACAGGATCGGTTAAATTGAATGATGATTATGAGGGTGCAGATTTAGTTTTTCCTAGACAAGGATTTTCAAATAAAGATATACCTGTTGGAAAATGTATTTTATTTCCTGGTCAATTAACTCATGGTCATGAATGTCAGCAATTAATATCAGGTGTTAAATATAGTCTTACTATATGGTCTTCTCGTTATACAAATGATTTAATTTAATAAAATAAATATGAATTAGTAATAGTCAAGGAATTATGTCCTACAAATATAAAATCAGCAAAAAGTTTTGTTGGTTTAGAGATGGGAGTATAATTGTTGCTATGTATTTTATAAATGAAAAACCATTTACTTTTGATGAATTGCCTGATGGACATTTAGAAGATGAAGATCTTTTGAGAGAAGCGGATAAAAATGCATCTTTTGACGATGAAGATATGTATAATAATTTTTTCTATTTGATTGAAGAAGAATTACATCCTTGTTTTTTTGCAATTGATTTAGAAAATCCAGAAGAATTACCAGATGATTTAAATTATGCAATTTATGGGGAGGATTAAGCCGCTAAATAGAACATAGTAATCCACCTGGAATCCTAGTATAAAAAGATGCCACTTAATAAGTTAGAGAATTTCATAAAGAATGTTGAGGGTCGCATTCTCTATGTAAATCCAAATGACCTTGATGCTACTGATGGTATAGAAAACCAAGGTAATTCATTAACAAAACCCTTTAAAACGATTCAAAGGGCACTGATAGAGGCAGCAAGATTTTCATATCTTGAAGGTGATGATAATGATTTAGTAGAAAGAACGACAATACTTTTATTTCCAGGTGAGCATATTGTAGATAATAGACCAGGATTTGGTATTAGAAGTGATGGTGGTATTGCTAAAGCTATTCATCCTAATGGAAGTTCAGTATCTGGTGCACTTAATACTTTAACATTAACTCTTAATTCAAACTTTGATTTAACTCAAGAAGATAATATACTTTATAAATTCAATAGTACTAAAGGTGGTGTTGTTGTACCTAGAGGTACATCTATTGTTGGATTAGACCTAAGAAAGACGAAGATAAGACCTAAGTATGTTCCTAATCCTACAGATTCTGATGTAGATAGTACTGCTATCTTTAGAATTACTGGTGCTTGCTATTTCTGGCAGTTCACTATTTTTGATGGTGATGAGAAAAGTTATGTATATACTGATCCGAAAGAATTTAATAATAATCAAGCAATACCAACGTTTTCGCATCATAAAGTAACTTGCTTTGAATATGCGGATGGTATTAATACATTAGATCAGTTTAGTGGATTAACTGATTTGGATGTTTATTATAGTAAATTAACTAATGCATTTAACGTAGCATCTACAAGAGATATTATTAATAAGTATCCCCTTGCACCTAAAGATTTCTCTAAACAGAGACCTGAATTTGAAATCGTTGGTGCATTTGCAACTGATCCATTAAAGGTTACAAATATTATTTCTGGAGATGGTGCTACGCCAGGACAAGTAGTTACTGTAACAACTAAGTTACCTCATAATTTAACTGGTGGAACTCCAATTAAAATGAGAGATGTTAATGAAGAAGAATATAATATATCAACCAAAGTACAAAGTGTCTTAGATGATAATAGATTTACTTACTTACTTCCATTAGTTCCACCTAATTTAAAGGCAGGTCCTGCTGGTGGATTAAGTGCTGCTAATGCACAAGTTCTTGTTGAAACTGATACTGTAACAGGTGCTTCACCATATGTCTTTAACTGTTCTATGAGATCAGTTTATGGCATACAAGGTATGCATTGTGATGGATCAAAGGCAACAGGATTTAGATCTATGGTTGTTGCACAGTTTACTGCTGTGTCACTACAGAAAGATGATCGTGCTTTTGTAAAATATGATGAAACAAATAGAAAATATGATGGTCTGACTATTAATAGAAAGGTAGGTGCGGAATTAGCATCTGAATCTTCTTCAACTAATCCAGCAACAGTATATCATTTAGATCCTGGAGCAGTCTATAGGTATGATTGGAGAACAAGTCATATTAAAGTATCTAATGATGCTGTAGTTCAGATTGTTTCTGTATTTGCTATTGGTTTCCACAGTCATTTTAATATGTTGAATGGTGCTGACGCATCTATTACAAACTCTAACTCTAACTTTGGTCAGTTTGCTCTTGCTGCTGATGGATTTAAGAAAGAGGCATTTGAAAAAGATAATAAGGGATTTATAACTTCTATTATTACTCCAAGAGCAGTTGTTACTAGTGATCAAAAGATAGAGTGGTTGCAAATAGATCCTACCAAGACTGCTAGTAATACTGAAGATCCTAATAATAGATTATATCTTTTAGGACAAACTAAATTAAGTATTAAACCAACCGATATCGCTCAAGGATTTAGAATTGGTGCAAGAGTTGGTGAAAAGGTTTACATTGATAATGATACAGCAACTCCTTATGAAGCATCAATAGTGATGACTAAGAAGAATCATAATGATCCTTCTCTCAATACTGCTATTAATGCAACTACAGCATCATCTGAGAAGATGGTTGAAGCTAAGCATACAGATGCTTCAAATTCATCAGATCCTTCAGTGTTTAATGTTGTTGATAACAATCATGATTTTAGTAATGGAGAAAGTGTAAGAATTATATCTGAGAGTGGTGATTTACCTGAAAATATAGATCCACATAAACTTTATTATGTTATTACTAATAAGGTAGGAGATCAAGGTGATTCTTCATTAGGTGTTGGGCAACTTAGAATAGCATCTTCTTATACTAATGCTACTTTAGCAACTCCTGTTTATATTAAGTCAATTTCTGATACTAACAGTACATATAAGATTATTAGTAGAGTATCTGATAAGAGACCAGGTGATATTGGACATCCAATGCAATGGGATGGAAGTCAATGGTATGTTTCAGTAAGTTCTACTGCTAATACTATTAAATCTAATATTGCATCTATAGATGATGAGAATATTTCATATGTTCTTAGAAGAGATGATGATAGAAGTTTAGATGAGAAAATTTATAAACTTAGATATGTTGTTCCAAAAGAACTTGATAATGGTAGAGATCCAATAGACGGATTTGTACTTCAAGATTCTAGTTCAACTAATGTAAGATTTGATAGTGATTTTACTGAAAATTCTATAACTAAGAAAGATTATGATTTTGATAGAAATACTAGATTTATATCATTCATTACTAAAAATGATACTAATTCTAGGGTTACAGTTAGATCAGATAAATCACATAATCTAAAAGTTGGTGACCAGATTGTTCTTAAGAATATAACCAGTAGTACTAATACTACTGCTGTTGATGATAAGGGATATAATGGTACGTTTGAAGTTACTGATGTAGTTGATGAAAAAACATTTAAGTATTCATATACTGATGTATATGGTATAACCCATAATGTAGGTATCTATTCAAATGATACTCATACCAGATCAACTTTATTACCTAGATTTAATAGAAATGATCATAAAGGTAATTACTTTATCTATAGAACAGAAGTAATTACGCCATATAAGAAAGATATTCAAGATGGTGTTTATCACTTATTCGTGTTGAATGGTGCAAATGAGATTAATGAAACATCAAGTGAATTTACTAAGTTGAGATATAATCAAAGTATTACTGATTTATATCCACAATATGATAGAGATAATATTATAGATAATCCTCAAGCAGCGACTACTTATGCTAAAAGGCATCCTATTGGTGAAGTAGTTACTAATGATCTTAAGAAAAGTGTTACAAGAGAAGCTACTAATAAGTTTCTTGAAACATTTGATGTAACAAATACTATTACCAGTATAACTGACAATACTACAACTGCTATATTAAACTTTAATAAAGAGCATACTATAGGTGCAATTAAGTACTTACCTGCTCTTAATAGTGGTGGAAATAGTGGTCATACTGATGGTACATACTATAATATTAAACTATTCAATACCAATGCTGCACCTGCAAGTGCTATTTGGGATGGTGCAACAGCAACAGTAGTTGTTAGTGGAGGAGCAATTACTTCAGCAACTCTTAGTGAGGGTGGTGCTGGATATACTAATGGTGAAACATTATATTTTGATAGTTCACCAACAAACGCTGGTGGTATTGGTGGATCTCCTGGTGCTAATGTTACTATTGCTACTGCTAATATTTCAATAGCAACATCAAATTATGTTCAAGTAACTGGTATATCTACAGGAACGGATGGTTATTATAGAATTGATGCTGTAAATAATAAAACTGCTGTTCAAATTAAGAAAACTGCATCTGATGTAATATTAGTTGGACAGCAGGTAGTAGATTTAGGTCCTGTTGTAGAAGTTTCAAGTGTTGGAACTCCTGCAACAGTTGAAGGTATTACTAGAGTTGAATTTACTTGTACAGGAAGACACGGACTAGTTAAAGGTAATTCACTTACTATAACTGATACTAGTAATGCTAAGGTTGGTGATTTTATTGTTGATTCTACTGATGGTGTTACTAAATTTACTGCTATTACTACTGGAGTAACAGTAACTTCTGCCAAATACGCATTAAAACATGGTCTTTCTTCTAATGAAGCAATATCAAGTAAGGCAGGTGAGAATCTTGATGTAAGAGGATTATCAGTATTTGATCATGAAACTTTACTTGTTGCGGAAGCAAGTGGATTGGGGTCAGGTTCTGCAGCGATTAAAGTTACTTTACCTGATGGTAGTACAACTGCTGATTCAATTAAAGGTAGATTCCCATTAGGATCATATATTCAAATTGAAGATGAAATTATGAGGGTATCTAATAGTGCCCTTAGTGGTTCTAATGATACTATAAGTGTTATTCGTGGTGCTTTAGGTACATTAGCAACTGATCATGCTAATGGATCTTTAATTAAGAAGATTAAACCATTACCTATTGAATTAAGAAGACCATCTATATTAAGAGCATCTGGTCATACATTTGAATATCTTGGTTATGGTCCAGGTAACTATTCAACTGCACTTCCACAACTTCAACTTAGAACACTTAGTGAAAGGGAAGAGTTCTTATCACAATCTCAAGAAACTTCTTGTGGTAATGTAGTTTATACTGGTATGAATGATAAGGGTGATTTCTATATTGGAAACACCAAGATTTCTTCTGCTAGTGGAGAGCAAGTAACATTTGATATTCCAATTCCAACAGTAACAGGTGAAGATCCTAATAGATCTAGTGTTGTATTTGATGAAGTTATTGTTAAGGAGAGATTACTTGTTGAGGGTGGTAGTTCTGGTCAGATTCTATCTCAGTTTGATGGTCCAGTTACCTTTAATGGAACTGTTAGATTAAATAAGAAACTAACATTAGAAGCTCATTTAGATGCTCAAACAATTAAAGTTCGTGATGATACAGATTCTACCAGTTGTACAACAGGTGCATTAATAGTTAAAGGTGGTGTAGGTATTGCTAAAAAGGTTAATATCTGTGGTGATACTAAGATACACAATGGTACTGATACAACAAGTGAAACAACTGGTGCTTTAGTTGTTACTGGTGGTGTTGGTATTGGTAAGAATCTTTGGGTCAAATCTGATTTAAGAGTTGAAGGAAATGCAACCTTAGATGGTAATGTAATTCTTGGTAATGCTGCAGGTGATACAGTAACATTTAATGCTGATGTTAATAGTAATATACTTCCATCTACTAATGGATCTAAAACTCTTGGAGATACTGGTAATAGATGGCAAGTATTTGGATCAACAGGTAATTTTAGTGGTATTGTAAATATTTCCAATACTACTGCTTCTACAAACAAAACTAGTGGTGCTTTAGTTGTTACTGGCGGTGCTGGTATTGGCGGTGCTCTGAATGTTGGTGGAGACATTACTGCTTATGCTTCTTCTGATAAGAGGTTAAAGGATAATATAACACCTATTCCTAATGCTCTTGCTAAAGTCATTTCAATTAGTGGTAATACATTTAATTGGAACTCAGCATCAAGTAAGGAAGGAAAAGGAGATACTGGTGTAATTGCTCAAGAGATTGAAGCATTAGATTTACCTGGTGTAACTACTATTAGAGATGATGGTACACACGCTGTTGCTTATGAAAAACTTGTTCCTCTTTTAATAGAAGCAATCAAAGAATTATCTACAAAAGTAGATGCCCTATCCTAATAAATAACTAGAAAACAACTAACTGATGGCAAATATCAAGAAGACTTTCAACTTCCGTAATGGTGTTCAAGTTGATGATGACAATTTAATAGTAAACGCCACAGGCTTAGTTGGTATAGGAACTACCATTCCTACACAGGCACTTGATGTTAGGGGAAAGATCGTATCACTATATGATGCTAATGTTCCAAACTCTGGTGAACTTAATGTTACTAGTGGTATTATTACTAATCTAACTGTAACAGGTAATTTTAATGTTGGTAATAATAATTATTCAGGTGGAACTGTTGGAGAAGGTATTGTTGTAGGTAATCCAGCAGGAGTTATTACTGCTACAAATCCAACTACAGGAATAGTTACTTATTATGGTGATGGTAGATATTTACAAGGACTTCCAACATCTCAATGGGCAGATAAGGATGCTGGATTAGGATTTTTAAGCATTTATAATGCAGGTAATGTTGGAGTAGCTACTGATGATCCAAGATTTGCTTTACAGATAGGTGGTACAAATAATCCTCAGAATTTTCAAGGTGGTATAGGAATAGGATCTGAAGGTAGTCTTGTAGCAACTGGAATAGTTACTGCTGGTACATTTAGTGGTCCTCTATCAGGTGATGTTACAGGAACTCTTACTGGTAATGTTGCTGGTAATATTAATAGTGGAATATCAACTATAACTGAAATTAAGTCTACTAATGTTGATGTTAGTGGTGTTGTAACTGCTACTACTTTTGATGGTGATTTAGCAGGAAATATTGTTAGTGGTATATCTACTGTTGGTTTATTATCTGCTACTGATGTTGTAGTTTCTGGTGCTATCACTGCTACTACTTTTAGTGGTGATTTCTCTGGTAATGTGAATAGTGGTATAGCAACCTTTACTACTTTATCAGTAACAAATATTAATTCAGATCCTGCAGGTATTGCTACTCTTGGAAGGGTAACTTCAAGTACTTCTAATATTGGAATAGCAACAGTATCTACATTGAATGTTGGTGAGAAATTAGGTATTGGAATACAAGTTCCTACAAACGATCTTCAAATTCTTAATACTGGAATTGCTACTGTTAATATAAAAGGATCTCAAGCATTACTTTCTATTGGACAGGAATTTACTCCAACTGCAGGTGTTGCTAAAAGTACTGGAGTGTTTAGGTATGGTTATGATGATAAATCACTTGATATAATTAATACTGATTCTGGTGATCTAACAAATTATATTCATTTTGGATCACAAACAGGTATTAATACTGGATCATTTAAGTGGAATCATAGGACAAATAATAATATAATGACTCTTACCTATGATGGTAAGTTGGGTATTAATAAAGA